AGACGCACGGCGACCTGATTGCGGAAGCGCAGGACTGGCCGGAAGCGCAGCGGTTTGCTGAACGTTCCAAGTTGCTGCTTCCGCCTCCGGTATTGGCTGCGGAAGAAGCGAAGAAAGAATCGTCGCCGGAAGTCGCTCAGGTCAAGATGCAGGCGCAACAGATAATTCAACAGAAAGACCAGATGATGCAGGCGGCTTCTGGAGAGATTGAAAAGTTGCGGCAAGAGAATCAGAAGCTAACTGTCGCCGCGCAACAGGCCACGCTGAAGGCACAAATGGCGACGATGGATACGCAGCAGGAAATGATAAAGTCAGAGCAGGATTCGCTGGCAAAAGATTACCAAATTGCCAAGTTGAATCTGCAACTGCAAGAGCAGGATGCGGTTCAGCGTGTTACCGATATGGCGCAACAGCCGCAGGAGCCTGCTGAACCCGCTGAACCTGTCGAGCCGCAGATGGATGTTGCGTCAATCTTGCAAGCCGTTGCCTCGATGCAGCAGCCGATCAACATCACGGTGCCTGTGCAAGTCGATGGTAAAGGCCAAGTGTCCAAGCAAGGACGAGCGGTAAGACAGCAAGATGGGTCTTACTTGATGGAGTCTGTTGAAACCCCAATGGAGTAAACATTATGTCAATGTCCGATACCACAGAAATTGCCGCCCTTGCCGCATTCCTGCAAGGCACTGATCCAGCGTACCGCGCTGGAGCAACCCAATACCTCGCGCTGTTTGAGGGCGACCCCGGCGAGTCTGCATCGCTGGCGCAGGAGTCCAACTATACGTCCTATGCCCGTGTTGCGCTTACCAAGGCGACGGCATGGACTGGCGCGGGTAATCCATTCACCAACGCAGACCTGATCCAATTCCCTGCATGTACCGGATCGACTTCGGCCATCACGCATTTCGCTGTGGTGGATACCGGCCCTGCACGTTCGACTGCGGTGAATATGATGATCTCCGGTGCGCTGAGTGCAACGCTCAATGTCTCGTCCGGCATCCAGCCGCAGTTCGCTATCGGTGCTTTGAGCGTGACGGCAACCTAAGATGTCTGGATTTGCAACCGTCAGCGAGTTTGCCAACGCTGATCTACTTGGTCAGTGTTGGATCACGCAATTTCGCAAGGCTGTAGCGTCTGCGGCCACAACGACAAATGCATGGATCGACTACAGCTATTTTGCTGGCAGTCCTGCGGCAAACTTCTATGCGTCGTCACCGTCTGTAGCGGCCCTCGTTGAAGCGTCACGCGGCATCTACGTTCCGACTGTTTCACCCATGACGCAGCATCTGAAGTCCATGATGGTGATGACAGCAAACACCACTACGGCGGTCAATGCTCGTCAGCGGTTGGTGCTGTGTGACTACCTGCTGTACTACCCTTTCATCGACACGGATGCTATCGGCGAAGAGCAGTTGATGGACAACACGGTGCCTCTGCCGCGATACACCAGCGGACGGGTGATTGCGGTTGCGCAGTCTGCTGCTTCTACTACAGGGCAATTCACCTTCACCTACACCAATCAGGATGGCGTGGCTGGCAGGGTGAGTCAGGGCACCTACACCTTCGCTGTGGCTGGCGGTGGGCAGATCGTATCGGCCAATGGCGTTGGCGCGAGCTACAACCCGTACTGCACCTTGCAACTCGGAGACACGGGCGTCAGGTCTATCGAGTCCGTGACCTTCACTGCGGCAGGCGGCGGGTTGATGGCGCTGGTAATTGTCAAGCCGCTGTTCAATGGTTATGTCACGCAGGAATGTCGAACGACTACCGGTGTTGCCTATGGTGCTGCCGATGAGTTCATGTCGTTGATTCACGCAGCAGGCGCTCCGCAGATCAAGGACGGCGCGGTGCTGAATTTCTTTGCCGAGGGAACAGCGGGATCACTCGCGTCGTCCATGTTGGTCGGCACCCTCGAAACGGTTTGGAACTGAAATGTTAAGCATATTTTCTTTTCCTTCCGTGTTTAATTTGGCTGATCATCGACTGATCAACGCCAAACTGTTTTGCCAAGTATTTACCGGAAACTCCGGCGGCAAGCGCAGCCCTTATGGTGTCGATTGCTTGGTTTGGGATTTTGGCTTTGTAGTGATCTTCGCCAACAACGTGCTGACCGCGTTCAAGCGCGTCTTGAGTGTTTTCGCGCTTAGTTCCGACGATAAGGTGCGCCGGATTAACGCACTTGGGGTTATCGCATGAGTGCCGCAAAAGCATACCTTCTGGGATTTTCCCGTGCGTTAGTTCGTATGCGACGCGGTGCGCTCTCAACGCCTTCCCTTCAACACGGATTGAGCCGTAGCCGGTTTTCAGCATTGCCGCTGTCCATATCCAACATTCTCCAGACTTATCGACCTTTTCCCAAAATCGGTCTGCAAGCGGTACGTGCTGCCATTTTGATTGTGCAGAGGCTCGGCACTTTCTTGAGCAATAAGACCGCTTCTCTCTATGGGATGGTGGGGCATAAAACTCAGTACCACACTCAACGCAACGGTTCATTACACCGTCTTTCCTATCTGCTCTCATCGCTATCTCCTAGTGGTGTGACTTGTTTAATAAAAGGAGTATAGCATGGGTTTCCAAAGCCAAGACGACCTGATAACGCAACTGACCGTCAATGGCAAGGGCGATACGGTCACGACGACCAAGACGCTCGCTGCTGCGCAGTTGGCCGGCGCATGGACTCTGCTGGCAGGACATGCAGGGTATCCACCTGCTGCGACCTTTACCGGGTCGGACTTGGTGTATGTACCGACGGACGACACGTGGTCGGAAGGTACGATCTACACGGGCGGTGATGTATCGACGGCGACCAAGCATTTCCTGACTGCCGGTGGTTGTGCTGTCGCTGCGGCGGGTGCGCCGTGGTACATCATGGCGATTGACCTTGTGGGTTTCGTCCCGCTGTCCGGTGCGAACGTATCGAGCACGGGCGCAAAGACGGTGACCATGACTGCTATTGGCTCCGGCGCTGGCAAGGGTGACCGCTATGCCGCAGGTGCCGGACTCAGGATGTTCGTTGCGGCAGATACGGCACTCGGCGCAAATGCCCCGACTTGCATCGTTGCGTACAAGAACACAGCCGGTGTTTCGCACAACACGACGACATTCACTTCTACCGCATCGGTTCCGGTGGGTGGATTGCTGAATACCGGTGCGGCGGCGAACAAGTACAACCCGTTCCTGCCGCTGGCCGCTGGCGATACCGGCGTGTCGGACATTGAAACGCTGACATGGGCTGGAACTGCTCACGCATCAGGTACGGTGATCATCGGCCTGTGCAAGCCGCTCTGGACGCTGCCGCTGCCGGCGACAGGTTTGTACAACAAGATGGACTTGGTGAATGCCATGCCGTCGATGCGCCAGATCAAGGACGGATGCAATCTGCAATTCCTCCTGTTCCAGACGGGCGCGACGACTTCGGCAGGTACGGTCAATGTCGACTTCGACTACGGCTACGGAGGCTGATTGTGGATAGGCGGATACTGGATTTGGTCAAGGACTTCGCGCAGTGGCAGGGCAACACGTTCACCCTTGCCAATCTGATTGTGGAAGCACAGAAAGAACTGGACCGGCAGAAGCTGACCGACGCCGGCTTCCCCGAGGCTGCGGAGGCGCTCTGATGGGCCTGCGCTGCAACGGCAACCAGTTCGCCTCTTGCGGCATGCAGTACGCCGGGGCGGCTGCTGTGTTGAGCGCCTACCCATCTGCGCTACAGGGGAACTTCTCGCAAACAGGTCGAATCCGCAATCTGACAGCAGGGGAAGGGATCACGGACGACAAAGTCGGCCTGCCAATGGGGTACGTCGACAAGGGTTGGATGATGCCGCAGAAGGCCGGCATGATTAGTTCCCGTGGAGCCAACTTTGGCTTCACCGATACTGGAACAATTCTCGGTGGCAAGGCCCTGGAAACTACCCCGCCAGAACCTTCATTTGGATTCACCGCTGTTGCTACGGGCGGGCTTGTATCAACTGTCCCCGCTGCGGGTGCTCCTTCGACGTTTGGATTCTCGACCAATGCGCCACTGCTTACAGCATCACTTAGCGGTGATGGATCAGCGACCTTCGGATTCTCTTTTGCCAATGCACTTCTAGGCGCTTTGGGCGGAATGACCGTAACCGCAGAATTTGGCATGGATGGAACACTGACAAGTCACGCCATCGGGATCATGGAAGGCACAACAGCGGAATCCGGTGTGACCATAGATAACATCGTTCAAGCATTGGAGGCGGCAATCTTGCCGGTCAACATTGTCCAGGTGAATGAGATCGAAGTCACTGGAGATGGGCAATCTGGAACGGAGTGGGGGCCAATCTAAATGGCATCCTCATGGGGTGGGAGTTGGCTAGATTATTGGGGCAATAGTTGGGGGCCGATAACTGTTGATCCGAACGCAATGGTCGGATCGACCACGTTTGGATTCATGGCCGAAGGAACGCTCACTTCAAGCGTACCAGTAGAGACAGAACAAAATAGCGGAGGATATCTCCCCTACAAGAATCATCCGTGGTTAAGTAGCCCGATCCGCAGATACATCGAGGAAGTAGAACCCGAGATTGTCGAAGCCGTAATCGAAGTCGTTGCCAAGACTGTCGAAAAACGCACAGTACAGAACAAGGATGTTGAAGCGGCACAAGCAGAGAAGGCGTTACGGGAAAGGCTTGCTTCTCAGCATCAAGCATGGAAAGAAATGTACGCACAACTGATCCTGCTAGAGTACGAGCGGCGGGAACAGGAGTACGAAGATGCACAAATCGCAATATTGCTTTTTGATATGTAACACCACTCACATGAGGAAACCAAAATGTCCGAAGAAGCCGTAGTCGAAGCCTCCGTTGCACCCGTTGCCGCCGTAGTCGCAGAGCCAGTTGCAGAACCGGCAACCCCTGTAGTCGAGACTCCACCTACCCCGCCTACAGCGGAAGAACTCCAGAAGAAATTCGACCGTGACGCGGCCATGCAACGCCGCAGATACGAGAAGGACTTGCAGGCAGAACGTGAGCAACGTATCCGGCTTGAGGAGCGGCTTGCAAAAGCAGAACCCGCGCGTCCATCAGACCCTGGAATGCCTACTATTGACAAGTTCGACAATTTCGATGAATATGTTACCGCGAAGGCGGAATACATCGCATCGCAAACTCTCTCGAAACACGAGCAGAGGCAAGCAGCAGAAAAAGCGCAGGCGGCGCAGCATCAAACCGTCGAAGGCTGGAACAAGCGGGTAGCCGCCGCCGACATACCGGATTTCCACGATGTTGTGGCAAGTTCCGATGTGCCGATGACAAAGATCATGCAGCAAGCGATCATGGAAAGCGATAATGGGCCGAAGCTGGCGTACCACCTAGCCACCAATCCCGCAGACGCTGAACGAATCGCCGGAATGACGCCCATAGGGGCGGTACGCGCACTCACGCTCATTGAGGAAGGCTTCAAGAAGCCTGTAGCAGTATCAAAAGCTACGCCACCCATTACGCCGGTTGGCTCGAAAGCTACGTCGATCAAGTCCTTATTGGACGTGAAAGACTACGACGAGTTCAGCAAGCGACGGGCGGCTCAAATCGCCAAACGGCGATAACCTCATATTAGGAGCAAGTCATGTCAAACCTCTTTGTTGTAACCGATCTGGTCGCCAAGGAATCGCTGCGCATCGCGCACGAAAAGGCCCAGTTCATCGGAACCGTGGATCGTCAATACGATTCGTCTTTCACCTATGATCCGGGTCGCGGCCAGCATGGTCAAACCCTGCGCGTCAAGTCTCCGAACATGTACACCCGCCGTCAGGGTTCCCGCGTCATGGCCGTGCAAGATCAGGCCGAAGCCTCGCAGACCATCACCGTCGCAACGCAAGACGGCGTGGATATGCGCTTCAACTCGGCGGAACTGATCCAATCCGTTGATTCGGATGGTGCGTTCGATGAACTGTCGCGCAAGTACATCCAGCCCGCGATTTCCTCGCTGGTATCCGGTATCGAAGCCGACTTCTTGGCCTACGCGACCAAAGCGACCTACAACGTCGCCGGCACTGCTGGTACAGCACTGACCGACCTCGTTGCTGTCGGTGCGGCTCGTGCCAAGCTGAATCAAGGTCTGGCTCCGAAAGACGGCAATCGCTTCATTCAGTGCGACTCTGTGACGATGGGCGGCATGGTCAATGGTCTGAAAGGTCTGTTCCAAGACTCGACTCAGATCAAGGAACAGTACCGCGAAGGCATGATCGGTCGCACCGCAATGGCCGACTGGTACGAAAACGACCGCATGTACACCTTCACCAACGGTTCCGACGTGACCTGCACGATGGCCGCTGCTGCGGCTGTGGTTGACGGTGGTTCGGTAATGACGATGGCTTCCCTGTCGGCGGCTCCGGCTACCGGCGCGGTATTCACCGTCCCCGGCGTCTATGCCTGCCACCCGGAAACGAAGGCTTCGCTCGGTTTCCTCCAGCAGTTCGTTGTGACCGCTGGCACGACTACCATCCAGACCGTTTCTCCGGCAACCTACCTGACTGGCCCCCGTCAGAATCTGTGTTCCGCTGCTGGCGCACAATTGACCACGGCGACCTTCGATGGTACGGGTATCGTTCCGGTGTTCGTCGGTGCGGCTTCGACCAGCTACGTTCAGAACCTCATGTATCACAAAGAGGCTTTCCAGTTCGTAACTGCCGACCTGCCGATCCTGGACGACGCGCAGAAATGCGTTCGAGTCAACAAGGATGGCCTGAGTCTGCGCTGCTGGATGGGTTCGGATATTCGCAATGATGAACTGTTGCTGCGGATCGACATCCTGTACGGAATGGCTGCTCTCCGTTCGGCATGGGCTTCCCGCATCATCGGCGCGGCTAACGCCTAATCCACTCATTCCTGAAAGGAAAATATCATGGCTACATATGAAAACCTCGACTACGGTAGCACCGATGGCTGCATCATCGGCCAAACCGCAGCCAAGAAGATTGGCTTTTACGGCAAGGTGCCGGTCGCGCAGCGGGCGTATAGCTCTGCTGTCCATGCAACGTCTGCCCTCGTCACGTCTGCTGGTTCCCTGTTTGTGGCTTCGCATCTGGCCGCGATTACGGAAATCCAAAATACGCTGATCGGCTTGGGCGTCTGGGCGACGGCCTAATCATGGGCCGCTCTCTCGGCGTTGCAGACAGCACAGCCGATATTGATGGTGGCACGATTACGGGTATTTCTACCCTGAAAACTGCCACTGGTTCAACTATCGGCCTCTACGGAAAAGTTCCCGTAGCACAGCGTGCTTACAGTTCTGCCGTTCATGCGACCTCTGCATTGGTCACTTCGGCAGGTTCGTTGTTTGTTGCCTCTCACCTTGCGGCGATCACGGAGATTCAGAACACCCTGATCGGCCTTGGAGTTTGGGCAACGGCGTAACAGTTTGACGGGGATAGGGTCATTCCCGAAAGCGTGTTCAGCGCACGTTTCCCCGTCATCCCTCCGCTGAATTTCTACTGGAGAAATAATGCCTAAACAGCCTGAACTTGCAAAGCATGTTGTGTTTTGTATCCCGACAATCACGCAACCTTACCAGTGCACTCTCGATTCCATCAAGGCATCGGTTCCACTGATTGAAGCGGCTGGCTGGCTTCACAGCATCGTATATGAAGTCGGTAGCCCATACATCTCATGTGCCCGCTCCGTCATGCTTCGCAAAGCACTGGATGCGATGGCAACGCATATCGTGTTCATCGACCACGATCTTTCGTGGCAACCTCAAGACCTTCTCGACCTGATCGAGGCTGAAGGCGATGTTGTCTCAGGCAACTACCGATTCAAGATTGACGAAGTGGAGTTCATGGGAACTCTGCAACCGGACATCAATGGATTTCCTCAAGTCCGTGAAGATGGCGCGGTGAAGGCATGGTTCATTCCTGCCGGATTCCTGAAGGTCACTCGAACTGCGATTTCCCGCTTCATCATGGCCTACCCTGAACTGACTTACGGCGACAAGTGCAATCCCTGCGTCGACCTGTTCAATCATGGAGCATTTGAGGGCATGTGGTACGGCGAGGACTACGCCTTCTCTCGTCGGTGGCGGGACTTGGGTGGTGAAATCTATATCCTGCCGCATTTGAATCTTGTGCATCACACTCCAGACAAGGGTTTTGGTGGCACATTCCATGACTACCTCTGCGCTCAACCAGGCGGGTCACAAGACCCTGATAGGGGTCCAGAATGAACGGGACACTACTGCACCCCGGCTGCGGATTTGAACCGCTCCCTGAGTGGTTAAATGGAGCCGTAGAGACTCGGCTGGATATAGACGAGGACTGCAATCCCGACATCGTTGCTTCCATCACCGACATGGGCGAGATTGGACAGTTCAATCTAATCTATACAAGTCACACGCTGGAGCATCTGTATCAGTACGACGTGGACAAGGCTCTGAAAGAGTTCTACCGCGTACTGAAACCGGGTGGCATGTGTTTCATCATGGTTCCAGATGTTGAAGGCGTCACTTGCAATAACGAAGTTCTGTACGTTTCTCAAGCAGGCCCAATTTGCGGTTTGGACTTGTATTACGGCCTGACGAGTTATGTCCAGCAGAACCCGTATTACGCCCACCACACGGCTTTTGTGAAAGAGTCGATGGAAGAACAACTCAAGAATGCAGGGTTTGAAATTCTCACTGTCAAGAGAATGCCTGATTACAACCTGATGGGTGTTGGAAAGAAACCGGCTGAATCAAATTCAGGCGTATGATTCAAAACATCTTACGAAGCAAACCCAAAAGCGAGAGGAACGATCATGTACAAACCGAACTTAGGCACAATTTTTTCAGTTGCCAACCAAGCTGTTGTCTCAACAACCGCTGGCCTTGCAACAACTTTCACCGGGCTAGCGATTGCTAACCCTGCCGCATCTGGCGTCAATCTCGTGATGAAGCGGTTTTGCTGCACTCAAACCGCAGCGGGTGTCGCAGGATCAATCGGCCTCATGGGTGGCGTTGGGGTCGCAGCAGGGGCTTTGACTCCAATCAACCGTAGTTTGGGGTCTGGACTTGTCTCGAAGGCAACCGCATCTGCCGGGGCTACCATTTCGACGCCGATACTGGTTGAAACCTATGGAACGCTTGGATCGGTGGCAACTACCGCTTATGGGATAACTCCGGGAATCGTTATTGAGTTGGATGATTCAATCATTATTCCTCCAGGATCGTTTTTGGCGTCCTACACGACTGCGGCTACAACAAGCGCATTGGTGTTCTCGATGATGTGGGAAGAAGTGCCATACATGTAAAAGGAGAATGATATGTTGATGTACTCAGAACTCGGTGGGTTTGCCCACTTTCCACAAGGCGGCGCTCCTGTTGGATGGGTCGATGGTGAGCCTATACGCAAGGCGCTGATGGATGCCAAGAATCCGCCTATTGCAAAGCCCGTCGAAACGGTTACAATCCAAGCTGCAACACCACAAGACACGCCTCCGCGTCGCCTTGGTCGCCCTCCCAAAATCGCAGAAGAGATTTGAGATGAACGATCATGGCCACATCACAGAGTCTTATTGACCGAGCCGCCCGACTTGTAGGCGCAGTAAATTCTGGCGTATCCTGTACCGCCGCTGAATCAGCAGATGGCCTGATCGCCCTCAATGCCATGCTCGAAGCGTGGCAGATCGACAAACTGGACGTGTATGCGTTTGTTGATACCGCGTACTCTCTGGTAGCCGCAACGAGTTCCTACACCGTAGGGCCGGCAGGGAACTTTGCACTGACTCCGCGTCCCTACAAGATCGAAGAGTGCTTCGTTCGCGTATCCGGCATAGATTACCCGGTTGATCTGCTGACAGCAGAACAGTGGTTTGCGATTCCGATCAAGACTGATACGGCGACGTACCCTGATCGTGCGTATTACGAGCCGACGCTTCCAACTGGAACGCTGATTGTCTATCCTGTCCCGAGTGCCGTCAGTTCGCTCCATATCGTTACGTGGCAGGTTGTTTCAAACTTGGCTGCGCTATCGACAACGATTTCTCTGCCACCCGGTTATGAACGTGCAATAACGTACAATCTCGCTATTGAATGGGCTGGTACTGAGTTTGGTCTGTCTCCGAGCAACGACGTGCGGAAGATCGCGCAAGACTCTCTGGCGGCAATTCAACGCGCCAATCATCGGCCAATCTTGAATTACTCCCCGATGGGTAGATTCTTTGCAGGGCAGCGATCAAATATCTTGACGGGCACATAATGCGCAAAGCCTATCGAGTCCCTGTAGCCGGTTCGCGTAACAAGCGAATCTCGGCTACCAACATCCTGAATTCTGTTTCTGGATATGTTGGCATGGGGATTGTCGGTGTAATGATTGTCGGAAAAACGACCGATAGCTCAACGAAAGATCAGCGGTTTATCAACTGCTACAGCGAAACCATTGTTGATCCTGTCACTGGAAAACAGGAGGTCTATTGCGTTAAAAGACCCGGATTCGCTACCTCGATAACAACTGGTGCGGCGGCGATTGGAAACGCGATTCTGATATGGACGGGATATTCCTCTGGAGATAACATCATCTCGGCCTTCGGAGCAACGAATAGCACCATCTACAACAGCACGACTTCGCTAGGCGCGATTACCGGGAAAGCAACCGGCATCACAGAGACATTTGTTTCCGCTGTTCCTACGCTGACGATCAGCAGCACTGACAGTACTGGATGGTACTACGATGTTCCGACTGGCGTTGCTACCAAGATCGCAGATGCAGATTTTCCGGGGAATGCCTCGCTGACACTGGCCGGCACATTCGCGCACATTGACGGTTACGCCTGCATCATGGACACCACTGGAAAGTTGTGGGCGTCCGACTTGAATTCAGTGACCGCGTGGACGGCGACATCCTTTGGTTCTGCGAATTCATATCCAGACAAGGGAATTGGCGCGGTACGACATCGGAACTTCATCATGTGTTTCGGGACTGGCTCGGTGGAGTTTTTCTACAATGCAGGTCAAACACCGTTCCCATTCGCCAAGAATGCCTCGATGACGCAGAAGGTTGGATGTATCTCTGCCGATGCGATTGCACAGATTGCTGACACTACATTCTGGTGTGGCTCAAGCCCGCAAGGTGGTTTGTCGATATTCCAGTACGCCGATGGAATTTCGCGCATTTCAACCCCTGAGATTGATGCAATTCTGATTCTAGCAGGAACAAGCAATCTTACGCTAACGACAATCAGGTTCTATGGAAGATCGTTTGTCTTGGTGAAGGCATCAACGGTTGCCTTAGTCTATTGCATCGAAGAAAAGCAGTGGTCTGAGTGGACTTCATCGACAGCGCCCTGGTACAAGATTGTGGGTAGTTCAATCGGCGGTACGCTGGTGAATTACTGTATCTCGAATACGCTTACAGGTGGAATTGTGTATTCCATGAATCCAGCATCACTGGTGTATGCCGATGCTGGAGCAAGCTATACCGCAACGATGCAGCTTGACTCGAATGACCTTGGAACGCGGAACAGGAAAGCGTGGGAGTCGCTTGCAATTATCGGAGACATTCAATCAGTCACTTCTCCGATTGAGATTTCTTACTCTGACGACGACTACAATACTACGGTTGTGTGGGGGAATCTCGATCTAGCAGACAATTTGCCGGTTGCTCGTAGGCTTGGCTCTTCGCGTCGTAGGGCATGGATACTGAATCATTCGGCAGATACCGCTATGAGAATCAGGAATCTTGAAGGAGTGGCAACAATTGGAAATTCCTAACACCGACCAGACGAGTTTCGCTTATCGTGATCTGACGGGTCAGGATACGTGGCTTTCGTTTACTCCTGTATTCGGGTCGCTGACCGTAGTTGGCGCAACGACCTATACAGGTCGGTATCGTGTTGTCGGGCGGTCGCTACAATTCCAGGTATCGTTCTCCGCTGCGACCTCGATTGCTTCGGTGGCCGGTACGGATTATTTAAACCTTCCTGTTGCGGCAAAGGGACTAGCTGGAATGTGCGTGATGTCGAATGATACGACCAATGTGGCCGTTGGAACATGCCACATTGATGTAGCTACTTCGCGGTGTTATTTGCCCGCACAAGTGGCGAGCGGAAATACGTTCCTGCTTTGCGGCAGTTACGAAATATAAGGACATTCGCTATGGCTTGGACATACGACAATCAGGATTGGGCGCGATTCAACAACGGGCGAATCGAACTCAAGAACGCGGATGGATCATGGTCTGTTTCTGGAACTCCTGAACATTCCGAATCTGCTGGATATGTGACTACCGCAGCTAATAGCCCTGAAGTCGACAAGCTAGTTGCCTATGCCAGAGCGGGTGGAACGCTGAATCCAGAGCAACAGGCATTCATGGCGAATCCTTTGCTTGGAATGGATTCATTCGGACAGTCTGGACGGTGGGGCGGAAGTCAGAACCTGTTTGACAATTCATTTGATCCGCAGCAGTCAGGTGCATTACAGCAATTCGGGCTGAGTTCGTATGTTCCACAGCAGTACCTAGCTGCCGGGCAGCAATTCAACCAAGAGCAATCCCCTGCTGCACAGTCGGCAAGAGATGATTCTGGCGGGTTGTTTGGCGGAATGGACATTGGACAGTTGGCGATGCTTGCCGCTGCAATCTATTCAGGTGGTGCAGCGGGTGGATTGTGGGGCGGGCTAGGTGAGGGCGCAGCGCTCGCTGGCGCAGGGGAAGCCGCTACTTTAGGCTCCCTTGGCTCTGGAACAATGGGAGTGAATCTAGCTGGACTTGGCGGGTATGGGACTACTGCTGGAATGGCAGGGGCTTTAGGAAGTGGCTTGTCAGGGACAACGCTTGCATCATTGGGATTAGATGCTGCTGCGCTTGGCGGGATGGGCGCGGCTGGTGCTGGAGCGTTAAGCTCCGCAGGAAGTACAGGAGGCGGTATGTTTGATTGGCTCGATGCAGCAGGGAATCTTGATGTTGACGCGTTTCTTCAAGCAACCGGGCCGGGTGGCGAATACGCTAACCTGATTCCGGGCGGAGCAGAGGGCATCCCTGGAATGGATACCCTTGGCAGTACCTCTTGGCTTGAAAGCGCCATGAACTCACTTAAAAACGGTGATACATCATGGTTGTCTTCAGATGGATCGTCTGCGATTAAAAACCTGCTTGGCGGGTCTTCATCCGGTGGAACAGACTTGATGAAGACGCTAGGCTCCCTCGGCGCAGCTGGCCTTGGTGCCTACGCATCCAACAAACAGACCAGCGCACTAGAGCAGCAAGCTCAACGCTACGAGGGCTATGGCGCTCCCTACAGGCAGAGGCTGTCCGACCTATACAAAGACCCTACCTCGTTCCTTTCAAGCCCGGAGGTGCGTGTTCCGGTCGATCAGGGAACATCCTCGCTGATGCGGTCGCTATCGACGCAGGGGAATCCGTTTGGTAGCGGGAATGCGCTGCAACAGGGGCAGAGTTATGCCAGCGATCAACTGTTCGGGAAACTTGGGCAGGAGAAGGATAGGCTCGCTGGATTCGGTGGGCTTTCGAGCTATAACCAAGCGGCTCCGCAAGCGAGTACGAATGCGATCAACTCAGGCGCAAACGCATGGAACGCAGTAGGTGCCGGAGCAAACAACATCTTCAATCCGCCACAGACGCAGGCGCAGACGATGGCGGAGTGGGCGAAGGCAATGAGGGGCGGGGTGTAATCATGGGCGTTCTCGATAAAGTCCCGTTCCTTGCGGGCTACAACGAGCAGGATCAGATGAACCGCGCCCAAGAAAATCAGGGGCTGATGAAACTGTCGCAGTTGATGCAGATGCAGAAGATGCAACAGGATATGCAATCCTATCCTGAAGATCGGGCGATGAAGCGCAGGCTTGACCAAGCGCACATTGGGTCTTATGAAGCCAGTGCCGCCGAGAACCAAGCTAAAACGCAAAAGATGCAGGAGTTATTCGGCCTTGCAAAGACAATCTCGGCACTACCGGACGGCCATCCAGAGAAAGCCCCATTGGTGCAGAAATACAGGATGCTTGCTGATCCGACAGGGGCTATGGACCCTACAAAGGTTTCGCCGCTGGCTCAAGCTCGCGCAGAACAGGCCGCATTGCGCCCTGATGATACTGCCGGCCAAACGGCTTACAACAACATGATCCGCAAATTGTCGGAGACTCCGAAGCAGATCAATCCGGTGGTAAACGTATCCGCTCCAGTTACGCCAGTAACTATTCAAGACCCGAATAATCCGAATGCCACTATCGTTATCGACGGTAGGACTCGGCAAGTGTTGGGGGCTGGACCAAAACTCACTGAAACTGGTCGCGGAATTCAGAAGCAGATGACGGCATCTCAAGGGATGGGCAAAGACCTTCAAATGGCCGAAGATTTGCTTATGGGAAATGTTCGTGATTCCGAAGGAAACGTCACAAAAGGTAATGCTCCAACATCTAGTTTGATCGGTAAAGGTACGGACTTCCTTGGTTCTGTGGTCGGATATGCACCATCAGGTGCGGCTGAAGCAAAGAGTCTTGAAGTAGTAGGCGGGAGACTTGTTCAGAAGGTTCCAAGATTTGAAGGCCCGCAATCTGACAAAGACGTATCCCTATATAAATCAATGGCGGCTGATGTTGCAAACGCAGGACTTCCGCTTGAAACGCGGCTTGCTTCGCTACGCACTATGAGAGAGATATATCAAGGGTATGAAGATGGAAGTCGAGGGAAGATAATCCAGTCAGCGTTATCTGGGCAACAAGCGCCAAAGCAATCCGGTATGGTTGTTCCAGTAAGCAATGAAGCTATGGCGCTCACGCTACCGGCTGGAACGCGATTCAAACTTCCTGATGGACGAACCGGGACGGCGCGGTAATGGCTAAGACGCTCGAATTTGATGCTCCTACTCAGCAGGGCAGAAGGCTTGAATTTGATGAGCCTCCCGCCGTCCCGCCAGCGCCGACTTCTATGAAAGAAGTCTATAACGACCCGACATCAATTCCATGGGGAAACTTAGCTGCTGGCGCTGTCCGTGGCGCAGGTTCAATTGGTTCTACTATTCTTGCTCCATTCAAGGCTGCATTTGAAGGCACTGGACAAACTGGTGCACAGTCAGAGCGCGGTAAACTTGTTGGTGGAATAGAAGAAGGTCTAAGACTTATGGGGGCCGATCCGACTTCAACTGCTTACGGCCTTGGAAAAACCGGAGCTGAAATCGCAGGGACTGCTGGTGTTGGCGGCTTGATTTCCAAGCCATTGCAGGCTTCTGCGCCGACGTTGGCTAAAGCCATTGAAGCATGGGGGATGATCGGGCCAAAAGCGGCGGGGACAGGGAGGATTGCAGACATAGCAACTCGCGCTGCTGGAGGTGCGATCCCTGGCGCAGTATCTGCTGGAATGATTGATCCTGAATCTGCTGTAACTGGAGCCGAGATTGGGGCGGCTGTTCCGTTCGCGCTTCCTGCTGTTGGAAAACTAGCAAATGCAGGAATCAATAAAATACAGCAGATGTCTGCTGGCGCACAAGGTCAGGCTATTGAATATCTCAGAAAAGCATTCCCCGACAATTGGCAGGAAGTAGCATCTCGCCTGAAAGACTTGAAGCAGTACGTTCCAATGGAGAAACCTACAATCGCTGCTGCTGCCCCTGGGTTTAGCGGAAAGCTATCCGCTATTGAGCAGGCCGCCAGATCATCTCCTGAAATGGCTGATGACTTTGTTCGCAGGGATGCGGCTAATCAAATTGCGCGAAGTGAAGCTGCCCAACGCAGAGCAGAGCCACTTGAGCAACTTATTCAATCTCGGAAGGACGTAACCGCTCCGCTATATTCTGCTGCAAAATCGGAACAAGTTCCGATGGATGACACATTAAGAACCATCATGCAAGGGCCGCAAGTGCAGAAAATGCTTACGCAGATGGAGCAGAGTGCTAGACAGGGGCAAGTGAATTCAATCGTAGCTGGAAAGCAGGTTCAACCGACCATCATAGGACAACGTCCGGCACCGATTACAGACTATGTAAATGAATGGGGTGTTCCGGTTGGCTCAACTCCTGAGAAAATTCAGATTGAGTCTGCTGAAAAGTGGAAGCGTGCGATAGATGCAGAATTGAACGCTTTCAACAAGAAGGCTCCATCTCCGCTTGGCCTTGGGAACATCAATGCAGAACAGTTGATAACGGCTAAACGTCAATTAACGGATTGGATAGATAAAGCATCTCCAAAGATGGCTGAAGCAAGGGCGGAATTTGCCGCAAGATCGCCACAAGTTAATCAAGCGCAGCTATTTGGTGATGTCGCAGAAGCATTGAATCGCCCTCTAACTTCTGAAGGGATGGCGCAACTGAATACAATGGTGAAAGACCTCCCTCGGTCTTTTATGAGGTCGACTGGAATAGCAAGATACAACACGCCGCAAGAAGTGCTTGATGCAATGTCTCCTCTTGGGCGCAGAACGCTTGAAGGAATATATCAGAGCGGACAGCGTGAGATTGCCGGGACAAGAGCCTCTACTGGCGCAGCAAGCCTGCCCAAGATGGAAGGAGTTCTTTCAAGCATAGAGCATAGAGTTCCTACTTGGTTCAGTCCGGCAGTAACGGCTGTTAGGAACATCGCAAAACGACTTGGTGCCGATACAGACGATGCCGCAATGGAGTTAATCAATCGCGCTGCAATTGATCCAAAGGCTTTTGCCAAACTTATTGAACAGACTCCACCATCAGAACGAAGCGCAGTTATGAATGGAATAAGAAAATACGCTGCAAGCAATAGCGGTAAAGCCGTTGCAGGAACCTCTGTAAATGTTGCTGGTTCGCAATAAAAATAGACCTAATGAACAAACAGGAGCAATAACATGGCGGACACAGTTTATACTGACGGCGCAACCCTGCTAACCGCAGACACGATGAACGACCTGAATCGGTTGCACTATACGATTCTTGGCGATCCGGCGACCGGAAAGGCTGCGCTCACGTCGTTGGGTAATCAGGCGAGCTATGCACCTTGGACTACGGGCGGAACCGATACCGCCTACACCCTGACGCCGACGCCAGCGAGTACCGCAAACGCTACCGGGCAACGCTTCC